GGACAAAAAGAGCCAAAGTCGGCGAAGCCGGTTGCCTCGAAAGAGGTAGCAAAGGCCGCCAGGCCGAAAAAATACCGGGAGCTGCCCCGCGTCGACCGCGCGGATCCCGGCGCCGTCGCTTCCCAAAAATCCTTCGCGAACCGTCTGACTTCCCTTTTCAAAAAGCAGAAAGGGGCGTTCCTCCACCAGGCCGAAAATGCCTGCAGGAAGGTGATGAAAGCGGATGTCGACGATCGCGTCCAGCAAATAATCGACCAGATAGAACTCGAAGGCTGGGCCATTATCCCGGAGGAACTCGCGCCCTACCTGCAGAAGGTCCTGGCCGATACGGGGGCGCAGGTAATCCAAAACCTGGGCATCGACGCGGAGGCCTCCACTATTGCCGTAAACGACGCGGCCCTCGAATACGCGACGGCCCGCAGCGCCGAGATGGTGGGCAAAAAATGGGTGGACGGCGAGTTGGTCGATAACCCCAACGCCGCCTGGTCCATCGAAGAAACCACTCGCGACCAGATCAATTCGATCGTCACGAACGCATTCTCCGGCGCCGAAGAAAACGCCGGCTGGAAGGACGTCGCGAAGCAGATCGAATCGCTTACGAACGATTCGGACGTCTTCAGCGCGTCCCGGGCCGAAACGATCGCCCGGACAGAAATCGGAAACGCACAGATGGCCGGCGCCGACGAAGGCTACCGCCAGGCCATCGACATGGGGCTTGAACTCGAAAAGCAATGGATCGCCGAAGACGCCGACGACGAATGCGCGGACAACGCCGAAGAAGACTGGATCCCATACGACGATGTGTTCCCGAGCGGCGACATGATGCCGCTGGCGCACCCGAACTGCCGGTGCGACCTGGCCGTACGCGTGGTAGAGCCGCCCGAAGGGGCCGATGTCGGCGAGCCGCCGTATAAATAGGGGGCGATTTTGATCACGAAGGCCACGAAGGAGACACGAAGGAGACACGAAGGCAGCGCAAAGAGACCTTCACTTAAAAATCCTTTGCTTCGTGCTCTTCGTGAAAATGCTTCGTGCTCTTCGTGACCTGAAAAGGAGCCAATGTGAACGGTAATTTCAGCATCTTCCTTCCGATAACCAAGGTCGATGAAGAAAAGCGCCTGGTCTACCTGAGAGCGACCCAGGAAATAATAGACCGGTCCGGGGAGATGATCGATTACGAAGCGTCCAAGCCCTACTTCGAAAAATGGTCCGCCGAACAGTACGAGGCATCGGGCGGCAAATCCTACGGGAACGTGCGCGCCATGCACGATCCCAAATCCGCCTCCGGGATCGTAGCCGAACCGCTTTCCTTCGACGACGACCAAAAGGCCGTCGATATGGTCCTCTACATTTCCGACGACCAGGACTGGCGCAAGTGCGTGGATGGAACGTATACCGGCGGCAGCATCGGCGGCAGCTACGGCCCGACAAAAGTGCTCAAGGCCGAAGACGGCCGGTCGTACAAAAAATACGTAGCGATTCCCAATCACATGGCGATCGTGGACCGGCCCTGCGTTTCGACGGCCACGTTCCAACTGGTCAAGGCCGACGGCACGATTGAAGAACGCCAATTCAAATCTTTGAAAGGAGAAGTCATGCAGCATTCAGCCGCAACCATGATCGCAATCTGTAAGGCACACGGCGAGGAGGACGGCCATTTGCTGCTCGACCTGTTCTCCTCCGAAGATCTCGTAAAGATGGACCTTCCGGCCCAGGCTGCCGAACTGGCCAAGATCAAGGCCAGAAAAGACACGAAGCCCGAAGAAGGCGAGAAAAAATACGGCGACGTCAGCTTTGCCGACGCCAAGAATAAAAAATACCCGATCGACACGGAAGAACACATCCGCGCCGCATGGAACTACATCAACAAGGAAAAGAACGCCGGCAAATACGACGCCGGGGACCTCAAGACCATCAAGGCGAGGATCGTTTCCGCATGGAAAGAAAAAATCGACAAGGACGGCCCTCCTTCCGCCGAAGCGGAAAAGAGCGCCCCGGGAGGAGAGATGAAAAAAGTCGACGGTTCGGCAGTGGTAGAGAAGCTCCGGAAATGCTACGGCAACTACGGCATCAACTGGCAGGCGACGCAGGAAGTCTTCGACGTGCAGCAGGCGCTCTCGGCCCTCTCCCAGATATCCGCCCTCATCCAGCAGGAAAGAAGCGAAGACCATCCGGAAGCCGCCGAGCAGCTCGCCTCCCTTACCGAAGCCCTCCTGGCCCTGAAGGATTTTATTTCCTCCGAGATCCAGGAAGTCCACGGCGTGGGCGGCGAATCGAAGCCCACCATAACCATGAACCGCGTCGACGGCACGGGGGATCTGCTCAAGATCGAAATGCCCACCGAAGACGGCGTCCTCACGTGGGACTACGAACTCAACAAGATCGAGGGGCTTCCCCTTTCGCTCCTTAAAATCGGGGCCAAGCATTCCAAGGAAGACCTCGCCAAGATCCAGGCCATACACGATCACGCCGCCGCCCTCGGGGCAGACTGCTCGACGGAAAAGTCCTCGGCGGGAGGCGATTTGATAAAGCGGCAGGCTGCCCCTGCGGAAACCGGCCCCGAAGGCACCGGGCCGGACAGCGGGAGCGACAAGAGAATCGATGAGGCGCTTGCCAAGCTGGACAAGGCCGAAGGCACCATCTCGGCCCTCGAAAAACGCATCAAGGATATCGAGGACGGCCCGGCGGAAGGCAAAGCCTTCGCGAAGGCGGTCCCCGTATCCAAGGAACAGGACGGAAGGCTCGGTAAGACGGACACGGGAGCCCCCGCCTCGGAAGACGACCTCGCTAAACTCGAGGCGCACGACAGACGCCTGGTCAAAGAAGGCGGCTACTCGCTGGACGACCTGAAGAAGATGAACGCCAATCAAAAGGCGGCGGCACTGATGAAACTCATCCAGGCGCAAGCCACTGCGGTGGCCCGGCCGGCAGGCGTTTAACCGTCCGAAAGCCACGCGCGGGGATCCTCACATAACGGAGGGAAAACATGGAAGGACCCATATTCGGCAACGTAATGCACAACGAACTGGCGAAAGGCATGGGAATCGACGAGGTGATCGCGCTAAGCAAACAGGCCCTCGCCGAAGCCAATACGGAACTCACCAAGTACTACCAGCAGTCGACGTCGGCAACGTCGGGGATCACCGCCTACGATCTCGAAGCGCCGGCCAAGATGCTCTACCCCGTACTTACCCCGCACAGGAACCGGCTGGCCAGAGTCGCTGCCAAGGGCGGCATCCAGGCCAACTGGCGCGCGGTTACCGGCGTCAATACGACCAATCTTCCCCTCGGTATCAGCCAGGGGAACAGGGCCGCAGTATCTGTGGACAGCACCGCCGACTACACCGCAGCCTACAAGGGCGACGGCCTCGACCAGATGGTCACCTGGGAAGCGCAGTACGCCGCCGAAGGCTTCGAAGACATCCGGTCGCTTGCCGCAATCAACCAGCTGAAAGCGGTGATGATCCGCGAAGAAAAAATGATCCTTCTGGGCAACACCTCCGTCGCCCTGACCCAGGTGGGCACCGTGGCCAAGAGCCTCGCGGATGCGGGCGGAAGCCTTTCCGACAGCCAGACCATCTACATCGTGGTCGTGGGCCTGACCGGCGAAGCCTGGGCCGCCTCCAGCCTCACGAGCGGCTGTCCCACCGGCGGCAGCCTCACCCTCGCCAGCGGCAAGGTTGAAACGCGCGTCTCGGGCACCTCGCAGCCTTCCGGCGAAGTCTCCCAGGCCACCGGCACCGGCGGCGCGGGCAACGCGCACCAGATCAGCATCTCGTGGCCGTACCTGAACGGCGCCGTGGCCTATGCGGTCTTCACGGGCACCGCGACCGGGCAGGAACGGCTGGCCGCGATAGTCCAGAACAATTCCTACATTATCAAGACCAACCCCAGCACCACCAGCCAGCTCATTTCGGCGCTCCCGTCGACCGACCAGAGCCAGAACCCGCTTGCATACGACGGGTACCTGTCTCTTATGTACAACTACGCTACCACGAAGTCTTACGTCGTGGTGCAGGCGACCGGCACCCCCGGCACGGGCACCCCGCTTACCGGAGACGGTTACGGCGGGATCAAGGAATTCGAACAGGTAATGAAGTACCTGTACGACACCTGGCGCCTGGGTCCTACCGAAATATGGTGGAGTTCCGTCGAGGCCTATAACGCTTCGCCCAAGATCCTGGCCGGGGCACAGTATGCCGCGCAGCAGTTCCACTTCGTCACCGAACAGAGCGATCTGGCCGGCGGCGTGATAGTCAAAAACTACTGGAACCGCTACGGCCTTTCTCCGGAGC